TTTGGAGGTGGCTCAAGCAGGTCGCCCGTTCCAACGGGCGGGACGCCTTGTCCTTTACAAGGTGCGCGCGGGCGCTTCCAAAAGCGTCTCGCCCTGCCATCTCCAATGGGTTGTTGAACCATGCTACCAACCTGTCTGAACCGCACACTGTTCCTGACTTTGTCAGTCAGGATCTTGAGGACAGTGTGGCCCAACGGTTCGGGCAGGCGCTGAGAAATCGTACTTGGAAACTCTGCCCTCGCAGCAAGAACGCTGTTAGAGAAGTGCCGGGTTCGAAGGGAGGGTACGACCAACACCTGATGGGGTTGATTGAGCAGGACCTCTGTGGGGACCTGTTCCGTACTCAGATGGAGCAACGCATCCTGGATGCGTCGCGCCGTACCGCTCCCTTCCCCGGAAAGGACTCGCTTCTCAACAGATTGCTCAAAGTGGTGCGTGCCGGCCCGTTCCAGGAGGAAGAGTACCCCGAAGTTCTGCAAGGGTATGGTACCCTGCTTTCCATGGAGAACTTCGGATCCTCCTGTAGAAAACTCGGCGGCTTCGTCCACAGAGCGACACCTATCTCTGAGCAAGGCTGCAAGGTCAGAGTCATTACCGTCCCCCCCGCCAGTATCTTTACTGCGGGAACACTCGCCCGTAAAGCCGTGTTCGGTGTTTTGCGTAAGAAAGACCGTCGGGTACGTGACTTCCTCAAGCGCGTATCTGATGCAAACACCGTTCCCGGTTTCGCGAGTGTCCCGCGAGGTGATCGATGCTATCTTAGCGCCGATATGACAAAAGCCACTGATGGTTTTGGTCATGATGCAATCCGTGCCGTACTGCGCGGCATGGGCAGAGCCGGGCTGAACCCGGCCTGGCTTGAGTTGGCCCAACACAGCCTTGGTGTTGGCGACCAGTTGCATTATGTCGAATACCATCGTCGTGACTTCACCGAAAGAGACTGGCGGAGGTTGGTAGACTTGCGTGGCCGTTCGATGAGTGAGGACGGAGATATCGTGAGCATTCCCATGCGGAGGGGATGCCTTATGGGGACACCTCTGTCCTTCACGGTTCTCAGTCTCATCAACGGCTGGTGTTGTGAGGTTCTTGGCAGGGACGTCGCCATCTGCGGCGATGACGTCGTCTCCCTCACAACACAAACGCAAGTCGATGCCTACCGCGCACGAGCGGAAGCGGTAGGCAGTGGACTGCATCCTAGGAAGTCTTTCTGGGGGAAGAAGGGCTGGACCTTTTGCGAGGTCTTCGGCCTTGAGGATCACCACGGTGTGGTGCGGTTCTTCAACCCCTATCCTTTGAAGCAGTTCACCCGTGACGGTAGTGGGATCCTGGATCGTGGCGGCTACGAACGCAGTCAGTGGAGCAGACTGGCTCGCGTTGCCAAGACCCTGTGTAAGCCACAGCGCGCCAAGGCACGTAGGTTGCGGAGACCACCGGAGCTGCCAGTTGCTCTCGGTGGCTTGGGACACCCCTCGAAAGGTGTCCGCTCCGTGCCGCGTTACGTGCGCGCTCAACTGTACACACTCCTCTACGGAGGAGCGGATCCTTCCAAGTACGTTACAAGACTCGATATCTTCTTCTCGCCTTCTGACGCGAAGAAGTTTGGGTGGATCAAGCAGAGCTGGATGGACTCGTTCTCGACGAGCCCGAGTTTCGAGGATGATCCCCAACCAGCTGGGTACTGCTATGTTCCAAACCGGGTGCTCCGTGCGCACACTTCGAAAATGTCGCACGAGTTGTACTGGGCACTCGGCGGAGGATATCGAGCTTGTAAACCAAAGGCAATGAAACCTGGTGTGTTGAAACTCCCTGTCCCAACGGGACCTCCCTTGTCCGGCCGCGTCTCCTGGAATTTGGTTCTCGGAGTGTGGCGGGATTTGCTTGACTTTGAGGGAAGGAGCACACCAATCGACGTAGCGTCGAAGATACGGGGATTTAAACCCCACGACGCTGGCACCCCTGTTCGGGG